GTGGGGTGCTTATACAACCGTACTTCACACTAGCTTCAATGGGTTTGGCCAGTACGACCACTACTATGTATAGAGGCACTTCAATATTCTACAGGTTCCATAAATCGCAGCCAGTTATTGTATATAGTATGAGTGATGTCTTCGAGCTCGTTCTCCACAGCATATGTGTAAAAATCCTTGGTGACATAGAAAGTGTAAGGCTTACGCTTTGGAGTGCGAATCCAATCCACGATGAAATTATAGTTGCTGTCTGGGGCATGCTCAGCACGAAGGGTGTCACTGGCAATCGACGCAGACGGATACACAACGCCAAAGATGCACACAGGCTTTGCATTGGGATTGAGCGCCCCCGTGCGCGTGCCCTTTAGCGTAGCGGATATCTTCGTGCGATGCTCGTCGGATCGAGTCTTTCCTTTTTGAGAAGCCGACATCTTCGCACGAGATGCATCGGAGTGTGTGCTGTCAAAGAAAGGATTGTTCTCACCGGACATGCGGATAGAATGATCGATCCGTCGTTGAGGATCGCGCGCCCACGCTGTCTTTATCACCTCGGAATGATCGATTCGTTTCTGAGGATCGTGCGCCCACGCTGCTTTCACCGCTTCTGACATATAGATCCGCATCTGAGGATCGCATGCCCACGTCGTGAACATGCGGATAGACTGATCTATTCGTCTCTGATGATCGCGCGCCCACGCCGCCCTCTGCGCTTCGGAGAATTGAGGACCGTATCCCCATGTGTCTCCACCCCGCGTAGAGTTGAGACCGTTTTCATACGTATCATACTTGGCGATGAGGTGGATCTCAACCGCCTTCGCTTCCTCGATTGTGAGACATTCCATCAGCTTTGCCTTTTGGAACGAATCAAATCCAACTTCTAGTGCGCGTTTGTGCAGCTTCCTCGTCGTGTCGAGATCCGCTCTATTGATTTCATTTTTGTGGGTTTTCCAACGCGTCTCACATCCCTGTTTCGTCAGACCGAAGTACAGGTCTTTTTGACCGTCCGGCACCTCGAACTTGAACTCGCTGTCATCTTCTACAATAAGCTTCACGTACTCGTCCAGGAAGAGCGCATATATTTCGTAGTCGCGCACTTCCTGGATCACGTTTGGTGTCTGGCAAAATTTAAGATCGCCATCTAGGGCAAGAGAGAATCCGGACAAATTCATATTTGATATACAAATATGCCCAACCGTGTATATATACAAAACGTCAATATGCAGTTGTCATTTGACCCGGGTGTAAGTCATTTGACCCCGGATGTAAAAGGTGCATATAAGCATGCTTCACGGTAAACACATCACCAACCACCAAAGCAAACAACAGAATGGCAAAGCTCACCGAAGCCCAGAAGATGGCCAACGCCCAGGCGCGGGCTCTGAAAGCGATCGAGGCAAAGGAGGCCAATGCAATTGCAAAGGCCGTGGAGAAGGCTCGTGCAATGGCAGAGAGGAAGCGGGTTGTCGTCGAACGGAAGACCACTCTTGAGGAGCAGCGTCTGGCTGCCAAGATTGTCAGCAATGCAATCAAGAAGGCTATCATGAGGGACGCGAAGGACTCTATCGCTGCCATCAAGGCAAAGGAGAACCTGAAGAAGCAGGTTGAGCGCCTTGTCAAGGCGGCAGAGAAGAAGAAGACGCTCAAGGTGGAGAAGGAGAAGGAGAAGGAGGAGAAGAAAATCATTCGTGCCAAGGCTCTCCTGCTCAAGAAGGCCCTGAAGAAGATGCTGCCCGATGATGAGGAGATTGTTGAAGATGAGGAGATTGTTGAAGATGAGGAGATTGTTGAAGATGAGGAGATTGTTGAAGATGAGGAGATTGTTGAAGATGAGGAAGATGATCTGGAGACTGAGCTCATGAAAGCCTTCGAGGATGAGGAGGATAATGATAAGGACTCTGAGGACGATGATGAGTATGGTTCCGACGAGGACTCTGAGGAGGAGGATCTTGTGGTTGACTGGGAAGGGTTCAAGAACCGCTTTGGCTAAAAGATTCTTAAACCACTTATTGAATGCAACTGAAATCACTGTAAACGTATATCGACCAACTATAGTATATAAAATACACAATGTCATGTAAAATTTACAATGAAATGCATTTGTAGAAAGAAAGCTTCATTTGGTCTTCCCGGCAAACGTCCCACATGCTGCAAGGAGTGTAAGTCGGACGAGATGGTCGACGTTAGAAATAAGAAATGCCTCTGTGGCAAGCAAATGTCGTTTGGTCTTCCCGGAGAAAGTCCCACTTGCTGTAAAGAATGCAAGTCGGTCAAGATGGTTAATGTCAAAGACAAGATGTGTCCTTGTGGAAAACGACCATACTTTGGCCTTCCAGGTGAGCGTCCTACATGCTGCAAGGAATGCAAAATGCCAGAAATGATTGATGTTGTCAATAAGAAATGCCTCTGTGGAAAACGAGCTTCATACGGTCTTCCCGGAGAAAGTCCTACATGCTGCAAGGAATGCAAAATGCCAGAAATGATTGATGTCAAAAATAAGAAATGCCTCTGTGGCAAGCAAATGTCGTTTGGTCTTCCCGGAGAAAGTCCCACTTGCTGTGTGGAGTGTAAGACGGACGAGATGGTTAATGTCAAAGACAAGATGTGTCCTTGTGGCAAGCGTCCATCATACGGTCTCCCAGGCAAGCTTCCCACATGTTGCAAGGAGTGTAAGACGGACAAGATGATCGATGTCAAAAATAAGAAATGTCCTGGATACAACAGTAGTCCTTGTGCATTTTCTATGCGTTTGTATGATGACTACGAATACTGCATTTACTGCGACCCTGGCGATGACAGGCGCCGAATTCGCAAGGTAGACGAGGAGGCGTTCTTCGAGTTTCTGACTACTAACGGCGTCTGCGTGACTCAGCGCGAGTTCAGGATAGATTACAGGTGTGTAGACACCGACGGAAAGTATTCGCTTATCGATGGCATCATCATCACCAAAGACATCGTGATATGCCTTGAAGTGGACGAGGAAGCGCATGCTCACTATGACCCTGTCTGTGAACAAACACGCATGAACAATGCAACTGCCGAGATGCGGCTAGAATACTCTGAACATTGTATTGCATGGGTGCGCATCAATCCGAATATACTGAACAAGAATGACAAACGCGACAGGACTTCAAAAGGGTATAAAGTCCGAGACCGGAGGCATCAGGAGGCGCTTGATATCATCAAAGAACTGATTATTACCCCAAACGATTGCGTGAAATATATTGGTTATTAATTATCCAAATGTAATGAACAGAATAGCAGCGAGCGATACAAGGATAAAAGTCAAACCAAGACCTCTGAGACGATTGTCTTTCGTGAATAGTTCTTTCACGGAAACATTCATATTGTTTTTATAAAGATCTCCCCATACACCAACAATTGCTGAGTACATGTCTTGAACTCCATTGCGCAGTGTAAGACCACCGACCGTGGACTGTCTGTACATTTTCTCTGCATTCTTGTTTGCTTTGTTTTGCAATGTGGCCACATCCTTTGCAGTTGCAAGATTATTGAGATCAAATGACCCAACATTTGTGAATGCTTTTGGAACAGGAGTGTAAGGCATGTCAAGAAAATTATCATTACCCGCTGGTGTTTTCACTGACGACATTACTTCATTGATATCTGGTAAAACTAGCTCTGGTGGCGGTAAGTACGGTGACTCATACGTTATGGTTGTCATATTTACATAATGGGTATATAATTATCATCAGGAAAATCACGCATCCTCTGTAGTATCAGTTTTTGACTTCTTGCTACGGGCCTTTGGTTCTTTGGTTTTCCGAACCACAAGGGCATTCTTGGTATCCCCAGAAAGCTCAGACTCTACAATCGCATTAACAATGCTATCAATCTTATCCTGGCTCAAGGATTCGTTGACAAAGTTCTCCAGCATATTTTCAATCATCTCGATCGAGAGCTTGTTCTTGACCTCGCGCTCCTTGTTTACGAGCTCAAACCCGTCAAACACATGGTCGGCAATCTGGTGCTGCATCATATACTCAAGGAGCTCCTTGCCTAGGGCACTCTTCTCTTTGCGAAAGTTTTTGGTTGCCTTTGCGTTCTCAATGAGGTTCTTGTGCAGCTCTACGTACTTCTCGGCGTTCTGGATGAATGAGGCCATACTTGTTTGTTACAAGATTGAAGATTTTAATTTCTTAAATTTGACATGGTGTCAATATGCGGTGTCATTTGACCCTGGGTATGTCACGAGCATAAAAGAGAGCCATCAACTGTATTTTTCACCAAACAAACAAAGCTCAAACACTCAAACACCCTCTCTACCATGCTGGTACTCAACCGCGACTCCTCCGAGTGGAAGCACCCCAACTACAATGTGAAGGGTTATCAGTTCGTCTACTTCATCCGGAACCATGACAGTGACTCTGCCAAGGTCGGACTGCATAACCGGGACATCGCCTCCCTCCGTGTGCGTTACAAGACCTACTACTCGTCGTTTGATGCCTACATTGTCCGGGTGACGGACTCCAAGCACGTGGAGAAGCGTCTGTTCGAGGCCTTTCAGAAGCACGGCATGCATCTGACGCACGAACTCGTGCGCAACAACACGGCGACCCGCGACATGTTCAAGTACGTCGCAAGCAAGTATGATCTGGACCACCACGGGCGGCAGACGCACAAGACTGCGCAGCTGGTCCAGAACTACCACGACACGAAGAAGCCCGTGCCCAAGGCTTACAAGCCCGTCCCCAAGATGATCAAGGCCGCGTCCAGACCCGTGTCCAAGCTGAACAAGCCTCTTCCCAAGCTCCCCGGCAAGCTGAATAAGCCCCTGCCACGTGCAGCAGTGAAACCCGTGTATCGCAAGACCCGTGAAACTGAATTCTTGTATGGGAAAGATGATGATAGCGAGACAAAAGTGGGATGCTGCACCATCATGTAAAAACTACATATCGACATATACAGAGATATAAATGCATAGAATAAGAAATCATAGTAGTATATGATGTTTATCAAAGAAAAGAAAGAGGATTTCCCATATGACGTCACTATGTTCTGGGAGTTTTTTCGCTGGGAACGTCTCAAACTGGGGCATATCTATCTCCAGTGCTTTCCAAATGGGAAACTATATGCAGGGCAGACCATAAACTTTAGAGACAGGATGAAATCATATCATAAGTTTGATGGTAGCAATCCGCACCATACGAATGCTCTTAAACTGCATGGTTGGTCAAATGTTAATGTACTATCCATCGAATGTCCATGGTATATGCTTGATACAGTAGAGATATTCCTCATATCATATTACAACCTGGTGGATTCTAAAAAAGGATATAATAAACAATCTGGAGGCCGCAAACATTGGCATCATTCTAAAGAGACACGTGCCAAAATGAGTGTAGGTATTAAATTAGCATGGAAAAATAATCCAGAAAGACTTGACAAGTTGATCGAACATAATAAACGGATAAATACGCCAGAACGTGTATCGGCTTTTGTTGAACGCACAATAAAACGATGCACAGGTGTTCCACTGACGGAAGAACATAAGCAGAAGACTGGTATAGGTAGTAGACTAGCATGGAAAAATAATTCAGAAAGATTAGAAGATCAGGCACATAGAGCTTCACAACAATTTTCTGGAGTGAAACGTCCAGAACAATCTAAACGTCAAAAAGGAGCAGGAAATCATAGATATGGTAAAAAAAATACAAAGGAAAATAATGAAAAACACTCTATACAAATGTCTGGTTCTAAAAATCCTGCTGCATTACCAGTGTGTGCTTTTGGGATTGTATATTCATGTGGCAAAGATGCTAGTATTGCACTCATGGAAAAACTGAATCAAAAATCTACTAAATTTATTACTGGTTGGATATCACGAGGAATTAATGCAACTAATGTATTTAAAATAACCAATGAATTTTATCTAGTTTCGATGCTATTTGATTTGAAAAATGTTACAAAAGAATTTTATGATCATTGGTTGGCACTTGATTGGTGATTAATTATGCTTGGTATTTCTTCATCTGAAAATTTGTGAAATATGCACACTGTGAACAAGGCGAGCTGTCTGGACCCCCGAAAAAGTTATTTGCATCGAACCTATTTATCACCAGATCGGGAGAACGACTCCAATTGATGCCTTTGAGAACAGCCTTCTTACCATTGACAATCACATACGATTCGCCATCGAGTTGGGGGACTCCGTTCTTAAATGTGTTCATTTTAGTCCCAATTTCGATGTGATTAAAAACATCATATTTGAGAGCATTCTTGAAGTCATCTTTGAAATATCCAGCTCCATGACCCTCAGCAGCAAGTCCTGGAACTTTTTGTTTGAGATCCGAAGGAGGGTAAATATAAGCTATGATGCCCGCACCGTCTTTATCAAACTTCTGCCACATTACCCGATTGGAGCTTCCTGTCGCAGAATGCTGATATCCACTGGCCGCTCCATGACCGATAAATGCGCCAAAAAATTTACCACCCTTGGCATACTCAAAACCCTTGGGATAAAAGACATCCCATGCAAATGTAATTTCATTTTTGTTCATCTTGTCGGGTGTTGCAGAGAATCTGAAACC